TGTCACGGTTAGCATCGCGATAAACTTTAACATTTGCTTTTTGCTTTAAAGCCTCATACTTACCTTGGTGCAAACCTAAGTGATGTGAACCACGATATTGACCTTCTACCAAACGAGCTACTCCAGCAGCGTTATGAAATTGTTTAACACCTTTAGTTCCTGGGTCAGTTGTAATGATCCATTCCTGAAAAACCCAATTACCATTCTCTTTATATGATACAGTAATACGATCATCAAATACATTTGTTACTGCATTGCCGGTAGCAGAGTTACGAACACCTACGATATTAACATCAAAACCTTTATTTCCAGCATCTTCAAACCAAACATATCCTTTTGATTTTACAGCTGCCTCAATTTTGTCCTTAGAGTAATTCATTCTAATCCTTTTGAAATAAATATTACTTCTTAGGGTTAGTTTTACTAGTTTTTTCAGTGTTTTGATCATCTGTATCTGGTTTTTTACGTTTCTTGATCTTTTGATGATTGATAGTTTCTTCTTCGAACTCGTCGAGATGATAGATATTAATCTTGCCCATATGTTAATTCGGAATCCTGATTTTAAGTTTTGATATTTTATCTAGAAAATCTTCTACTGTTATATACTTGCCACGGTCTGTTACAATGGTAAAATGGTTTACGATATCATGTTGTTCATTGATTAGTTTACTTAAGATACGATAGCCGGATCCAGCCCAGAAAACTCCAAACCCATTATCTTCGCCTAACTGATTGGTATCTTTTATAACATCATCCGAGGTATCACCTGGATATAAAATGTAGTAGTTCATTCTATTAATATATATTACTTATGACTTTAGATCTTTCTTATACCGTTCGATAAAGGTTGGTAAATCACCTTTAGGTTCCCAGCCAAACTTTTCACGTAATTTACTATTATCTGCCAATGTACAGTTAGGTTCAATTCTATTCTCTAAAAATTCTCTCGGTCCACCAAACATATCCATAACTTCATTTACCGAGAAGTTATCACCATTACCTACATTAAATACATCGCCATTTAATGGATATAAATTATCACCTGCTAATATGTTAGCAGCTACTACGTCCATTACATATGTAAAATCTCTACGCTGTTCACCATCATTTGTATATGTTAAAGGTTTGTCTAGTTTATATTGTTCTCCAAAAATACTAATAACAGTACGGTATGCGCCTTCCAATGGCATTCCTTCTCCATATACATTAAAATAACGAAGCGACACCGTATCCAAATCAAATATCTGGCTATATAATTTACAATACTGTTCTCCGATATATTTTTGTAATCCGTATGGACTCAATGGATTTTTTTCCGTACCTTCTTCTGGTGTTGGGAATACATTAGTATCGCCATATGCACTACTCGAGGCTGAATATACCACACGTCGTACTTTTACTTTACGACATGCCTCTAATACATTAAGTACGCCGTTAACATTGACCTTATTAAACGTCACTGGGTCGACCATCGAAGGCTGAACCCTAGCTAAGGCCGCCGTAAGATATACCGTATCAACGCCATATAATAAATCTGATATAACTTTAACAGCCACAGAATCTGTAATATCAAACTGATGGAACTTAGCTTTTTCATTTACATTTTCACATGTACCTGTACTTAAATTATCAATCACGATGACGTCATCGCCACGTTCAATTAATTTGTTAACAATATGATGCCCAATAAATCCGGCACCGCCAATAACTGCATGTTTCATTTTACTTTTTTATTTTAATTAAATTATGTTCATATGTTTCTAAACTATTGATTATTATAGTTAAACAATCAACTTCAAATTCCCCAACGTCATTTGTATCCGTTACGATATCAGATATATTCTGTATCATATAAAATGTTTGTTCTGTAACTCTATTTGCATCAAATACCACAACCACATCATTTTCTCCTTCTGGATAATTGTTTCCAATATATAAAACTCTTTTACGTAAATCAAATTTAGTATTAGATTGTTCTTGTTCTATATAGTCATGTGCTCTTCCTATACTAAATACTTCATCAACATAAATACGGTCACACCATGGTTCTAAAGCTTCGAGTAAAGGTAAATTACAATTCTTGACTACAAATGCAATATTACGTTTATGTGGTATAATAGGTTTCATTAATTCATCATGTTTAACAAAGTGTCCCCATTTACGTATAAATTCTTTGCCGTTACGTGTAGTCGTGTAAATCCATTCATTACTATTTTTACCAGTATCACCACCGGCGTATTTATTAAATCTACTGCCGCGACTAGTAAAATGATAAACTAGGCCATCCCATGACTGAATAACATTATATCCAGCTAATACAAATCGATTGAATAAGTCAGAATCCTCTTTACTCTGTGGCGCAAATAACTCATCATGTCCGCCTACTGCTAAATAATCTGATTTATACATGCACCATGGTGCAAATATTCCTTCTGTCGTTTTATCTTTATGTTTATCTTCAAAAATAGCAATTGAACTTATTATAGAGTCAATATTAATGTCGTTAGCTTCATTTCCCCAATTTTGAGTAATTTTTTCTGGCCCAGGTGGATGGAGCGGCGGTTCAATTCGTGTCGCACATACTACTGTACCTTGTTTAAGATGTTTAAGTATATTAACATCTAAATTAGGGCCAGCTATCATATCAGCATGAAATGCAAATATAATTTCCGTACGTGCCATTTCAATACCCTTATCAAACATTCCGACAATTCCAATACGGTCTGGCCCTGGGTTGTAGTATGTAATTAGATTATCATCATTTAATGATTCTAGCCATTCTCTTGTACCATCAATGCTATAATCATCTAATATTAGTATATCATGTGTATTAACAAGATTTCGTATAGAACGATATGATAGTTTTAAAAATTCTAAGTTATTTCTACTCGGTATGACAAATGTTATTTTTTTCATTTTAAAATTTCTTTAATGTTTTTAATAAAAACAGTTTCACTGTATAGTGCATTATATAATTGCTTACATTCTAAACTACACTGATTATAAAAATCAATATCAGTAGTTAATTGTTGTGCTAACATCCGTGCTGAATAAACATCGCCTACATCAACTGATAAATTGGGGTGTAATAGTCTTTGTGTATTAACTTGATTATAACCTATACATGGTATTCCTAGATATGCACAGTTTAATGGAAATTGTCCTGCTGATGTCTCATATGTCTGCACCCCATATTTACATTTTGATAATTCAAACATAAAAGCTGACCAATCCATCCATGGGAGATACGTCATACCAGTAACTTCTTGTTCGCCGTGACGATATTTACCAGCTTTAAAACTATTCATTGGCAATCCAAACTCTTGTCCTATAATCCAAGCATCGAAACCTCTATATGTTTGATGCCAGTTACCCGCTACAAATACTTGATCATGTTTATGTTCAGATATTTTTATATTATCTTCTATCATTAAAGTTGGCATTACATAACACGGCTTATTAGTAAGTCCAGTATAATACTTAACATCAATATCATTATGACATAATAACAAATCTGCTTCTAGTAATTGATTATAAAACCAACACATTGTATTCACTGAATCTTCCATCCAGTCCCAATGTGTACCTTCTTGCATTATAGCTATTTTGTTACATACCTTACGTAGATTTGATATCAATGGATAATTTTGATTAGCTAATTTTTCTCGATTGTGTTCTTTAGGAATAATAATAATGCCAATATCGAATTGTTCTGATGGTGTATGCATTACATTAAAATGTATGGCATCTAATGCGCAAATCCAAGCTTGGTCAGTACGCATATTAGTATTTGTCCTAGGCACATTACCGTTATAACCAGCTTCTGTAAAAAATGCTATTTTCATAAAATATATTGTAGTGTTGTATAATAATTTTTAACATCTGGGACAAAATATGTAACTGGACATGTGAAAATATTTTCATCTAAATATTGTTTACCGCCAATGCCAGATATATACTCCGTCGCGTTTAATTGTTTACATATTTCGGCTAATCGCTGTGATGATACACTATTGATATTTAAACTAGAACTATAAACTATAGGTGTCGTTATATTCAATTTATCTTTACAGTACTGTATTGAAGCAATATTAATATCGATTAATTTTTCATATTGATATATTTTTGACATGTCAACATGAAAATTTTGCTGTAATTTTTTTATTATCTTTATTTTCCATTGCATATTGTCACTAACATATATCTCATTAATTAGTTTTTTATTAGCATGACGCTCTAACTCAACCGTAAACCACTCTTCTATTCCATTACTATTTAAAAATTTATTTCTATTTTGAAAATTACCCTTTGTATATTGCACATCATCGAGAATTACAAACAAGTCAGCTGCTTGCATTTTCTGAAAGAATCCTAAATATGGAAAATGTTCTGGTTGATGTATTGCTATTTTCATCGCTGTAATTTTAATAAAAAATCTTTATTACTTTTATGTATCAATGTTACATTATTAGTAACTTGAAGAGCAATTTCAAGTGTCGATGCTGGAGAAAAATATTCTATATTATGTGATCGTATAGTAGCCCATGTACTAGGAAAGTTAACTAACACGTTATTAGCATGATTGATCATTAAAGTTAGATATTGCTTTAACTTGGTTGGATGATCTGCTGGGCCTCCTTGATTACCAGCTACGCCAGATGATATAGCCAAATCAAACTGTTTATTGGTATTATATAATAAAACATCTGATTCGATAAAATTTATAAACGGATGTTTTTTTGAAGCTAACTGTATAAATCGAGTATTTATATCTAGCCCCGTATATTCTTTACATGTAAATCCAAAATCAAAAAAAGATCCCCAGCCACACCCAAATTCTATAATAGAGTTATCTTTAAACGATATTTCATCATTCATTTGTTCATATCGTTGCCTAGCAGACCCACCATCCTCAGATCCCCATGTTAGTGATCTAAAATCGGTTTCTCCATATGTGTTCAATGAATTGTTATACCAATCCATCATTTTTTGTTGATTATTCATACTATAATTGATATCCAATTGATGTTGTTAATATATTGATTAATTTTGAAATTTCCTAATGTATTATCTAAAATATGTAATGGTACATATGGCATACGAGTTGATATTTTTTTAGTATAATACATTGCACGTAACCAAGAACTTTCACTTCCAATTAATTTCAGTCCGGACTCTTTTATTTCGTTAGCTAGTTCAGTTCTACGAATTAAGTTTTTATTAATTGTTTCTATATGCACCGAAAAATCATAACTTAATAAATTTTGTATTGGCATATCACTAAATATAAGTCCGCCGCCGTTCTTATCAATCCATTTGCTCTTATTTGTTGATGATACTACTATATCAGCATATTTACCTAAATTAGATAATCCATGACACTGACTTAAATCTTCAATTATTTTTAAGTTTGTATTTTTTTTAATTTTTTTAACATCTGCACGTATGCCAAACATATGAGGAATTATAACAGTGTCATAGTCTTTAGCATATTTAATAACCTCATCAGTATCTATTTGAAGTTCTAAATTACAATCTACTATCAAATATTCACATCCATATGTTTGTACGGCCCGTAAAATATCTGTGCATGTATATGTAGGTATGATTACTTTTTTAGTATTTAACTGATTCATTGCAAGTATTAATGCATCTGTACCAGATGATATTTCATATGTATATTTTTTATACATTACACAACCATTTTTAATATATTAAAAGCTTCTGCATATGTTGTGCCTGATTGTATACCTCGATATTTTGCAAGTGTTTCAATATTATCTATCATACTAAACCCATGTTTATAAAACTTATCAATTTGACTTGTATGACATTTACATACATGTAATTTATCTAACATGGTTTCAGTAATATCTACAATATAATTTGCTATAGGATATGTTGTTGTTATCCTAGGCAATGGTACTTGTTCATAGCATAAAACATTTTTTACTAAACGAGCCGCGGCCATTGTAGACGATAGTGTATTAATATGATCTTGATGTGTATCACCGCCCCAGTGAGTATACACCGTATCAATATTATATTTTTTTATAATTCGTTCAATAAATGCAACCGATTCTCCGTTAAACGGTACTTCGGTGTCACGAAATGGTCCAATTATTAATTCAGCTCCTAAATATTTTGCGCTACATTTAGCTTCTGATAAACTAATATCAGAATTACGTGTAATTTCATGAGTATATGCATCCAGTACGTCACTACTTGTCATAACTAACATAATAACACAGTCGCCGTCGTTAATATGTCGTTTAAGTGTACCAGAACACCCAAATTCAATATCATCTGGGTGTGCTCCGATAGCTAAAATATTTTTAGGCACTGGCATGATTCATCTTTATATCTTCAAACCCTTCATTGTAGATTTTAACCATTTCATTTTTATAACCTACACGAATTTTATTAAGTTCACGAATTGCAATTGCACGTCGACCTACTTCTTCTAATCCTAATTCGGCTTCTTTTCCTTTTCTAATATCAGATTCTAAGTCCCAAATTTTACCATTAACTTCTTTAAGCTTATGTACAAATTCCATGGAACTAGCATAATTATCTAACTCTGTATATAATGTATCAAGTTCTACCTGATTATCTGCATTAGCTCTATCTCGTTTTAGCAATGCAATTGAATAACGATCTGCAATTTCACTAATTGGCATTTTCATAACTATTTTCCTTGTTTTATTTTATTAAATACATCATTCATGGTATAGGGTTTATACTGATACCTTAACGATGCTAGATTTTCTTTAGACATATCATGTAATATGTTCCACCAGTTTCCTTTTTCAATACCACAAAATCCACGTGGATTATTTTCATTACTAATATATAAACGTTTTTTAGGATGTCGACGATTATGTACACGTAATATATTTTTAATTACAAACTGTACAAATTGGTCTCCCAACAATAGTTTTGCCATATCCGCAAAACTAGTATCTTCACCCGAACATAATAATGATTGCGGAATATTTACACCTGATTTAATCAGATCTGATTTAATTACTAAACATGACCCATCAAATTTAGGTGTTTTTAGTATATGTATATCCAAATCATCTGCCCTATCATTTATATCATACATCTGGTCCAATGTCATATATGATTTACTTGATGCCCAATGGTTTATATTCCATTCAGGTGTATCAATAAATTGCTCATTTGTAAAATCATTATGTTCAATTACCTGCCATGACGGATCCCACATTTTACGTTCACTGAAAAATAGTATATATTTATGTATCATGTGTGATATTGCATATTCATTAATATTTTCAATGATCTGTAATGTCTCACGTGGCCATAATGAATCTGTTTCCCCCCATAATATAAAATCAAATTGAGTACAATAATTGTAATTAAGATCTCGTCTATAATCAGCAATATTATATACTGGCATGTCGTTATTTTTTACATCGACTATTAAGTTACATCCAATACGTTCTATACGATCTACTTGTTGATAAAATCTATTATTTAACTCTTGTAGTGAAATAATTGAGGTGTCAATACTTTCAAAATATTCTGACACGTTCCATGTGAAATGAAATGTTATGTTTTCTTTATTACTAATAGCATTTACCATTCCTATACATGCATCAATATATTCTGGTAACATTTCGATTTCATAGAACATGACATGTACGCCTATGATATAGTTATTGGTTAATCTCATAGAATATATCCAGTAAATTGATCGACATGATTATATGGCTTACCTAAATATTCAGACACTTTAACCATTAGCGTATATTCGGGTTCTCGATTTATATCATCAAACACGATAGGCACATTGTGATTAAAAAGGTCTATATGTTTTAAAAATCCGCCGCGCCCAAATGATCCATTTGGTCCATCAACTAAAATTAAATCATACTCTGTCGGCAGTCCCTTTTTAACTAAATCAGGATCATACCATCCGCTCTGCAAACTACCATGCTCCCCAGGTACATCTGGTGCTGGCCAGCTTTGGTTATAGTATTTAATTGGAGCGTAAATATATGTAGATTCGTATTTATCTAACCAATCTGTATAATTTTCTATAGAGTACATTTTAAAATGTTTACTAAGGTGATATGTACCTATACCACTACCAAGTTCTAATATAGTTGATCCTTCTGGTAAAATTTGTTTAATAAAATTAAAACAAGATTCTTGAATGGCCCAACCGCCAAAATCATTTTTAGTCATATTATTTCCAATTTATTTTTGTTATTAATCCCTCAAAATCGTTTAAAATTCTATCATTGCCACCCTTTCCAGCATTACCAAAATTATATCCAGGAGCATGCCCTATAGTTTTAATTACAGATATGTATTGTTGCTGTACAGCTTCATCAATCGCACGTTTAACGGTCTTTTCATGACATTCTGCTCCATAGTCATCGAATATAATAAGACAATCTTCATTACAATTCATGGAAAATACTCTATTAATATCACTAATAACTTGCATATACTCATGTCCAGCATCAACTAAAAATACATCAATGTTATCTAATATATTAAGTTTTTGGTTAGAATACAAATCAAAGTTTAAATAAATAATATTATCTCTATCAGCGTTTAATTGTTTAGCTGACTCATTTTCGTTATTATTAATTGTATATACCGTTTTAAATAAAAAAGAAAGTATACGAGTAGTTTGCCCTTTATGAGTTCCAAACTCAACTGCAATTTTATCTGTACAGCCTTGAAAAAAATTCCATATATCTGTCTTAAACTTAAATGATGTAGTAGATAAATTTTGTGTCTTATCTTCTTTAATTTCTAATAATAGTTCGTCAATTGTTTTCATATAAATACTTATAAGTTTTTTCCATCCAATACTGTGATGATGGCGGAGTACCTGCATTATAATGAGAAATATAGCCATAATGGGTATGTAACATATTTTCATTTAATACTTCAAACCTCATCATATCCTGCATGTTCCATTCATAGTTTAAAATTTTTAAATCTTCTGGAATATCACGGTTAATAAAAAAGTTAAATACTGGCTGATCATTACCAACGCAATATGTATCTTGCATATACAATAATAACTCTCTATTATTATAATAAAAATTTTGCAATGATTCAAATATTTGTTTATGTTTTTTATTGAAAATCATTACACCTGAATTAAAATAGTTATAATATGGAAACATAAATCCTTCGAACACATACTTTGAATAATTTTCAATACTCCTACATACCCAATCCATATCACCAAAATTACGAACTGCACAAAACTTATGCTCTGAGATATCAAAAATGTTAGGGGCAGTTGGCGTTACAATTGTATCATAATCAACATATAATACTTGATCATACTCAATTGAATTAGCATCTAAAATATCAAGTATAAACATTTTATACCAATTTGGTTTCATATATTCTATATCAAACAAGGTCTCATCTAACACAAAAATATTTGCATTACACCGTTCTGCATAGCGCTGCCAACTTTTGAATGACCATTCAAAAGCTCCATTTAACGTGTTGCCGCCGCCTTTAAATTTTTTGTCATGCTTGACATTAATTAAAAAAATAATATTTTTACTCATAATTGTGTTTTATAATATTCCATGTTTGACTCATTAGATTATATCGCTGCGTACGGTCAAACCCACTAAATACCCAGATATTAGCATATTTGATAAAATATGGGGTAGGATCATCATTTAGTTGCCAATTATAATGAAACCAATTAAAACGATTCATATGCATTAAAAAATAACTAGTAGGTAAACTATCAAACGCGGTAGGTATATTTTTAATATCAAATAAATAATTCAATATTGGCTGATCAGTACCGCGCCCTATTTCGTTTTGCAACTCATTAATTTTTTCATAATTATCAAAATAAAACTTTCGTAGATCTACTAAAAACTCTTTATACCATGAGCCAAATATTTGGAATCCTACGTTTATATATTTTTTTAAGTCTAATTCATGTCCAGCAAATATATCCTTATAACCCTGTATCGATTCGTTAACCCATGATATATTTTCTAAACTACGAAAGCCTATTAATTTATCACTTGGCGCGTCAGATAAAAAATCTGGGCAGTCCCACTTTACCATTGTTGAGGCATCAACCATTAAAATTTTATCATATTCGATTCCAATAGATTCAACATAATCAAATAATTCAAACCAACGCTGCCAATTTACTCTATGAGCTAACGTGTCAGGCAATGCTGTTTTATTATATTCGATAAACACATGTCCGTACTTGTTACAAAAATGCTGCCATGTAATTTTTGAATATTCTAAATAGTCAAAACCTCCATGTTTAGTTTGTAATAAACTTGATTCAGACCGAACGCCTGGCCAGAATACGATACTCTTTTTCATATTTTATTTATAATTTTTATTAATAGCTACAAAATTAGAGCAAGATTTTTTATTTTCGATCATTGTTTTGTTAGATGTATTATAAGATATTCTGCACGTTTTCGTGATGTATGATGTTTTAGTACATTATCGTAACTATTTTGTATAATATAAGAAAGTTTTTCTTTATTTCCTAAATAAATACGTATTTTATTTTTTAAGTCTTCTTTATCATTCCATGATACATAATGATATCCATCGACTAATTTTGGCATTACAATATTATATTTTTCTGCGAATAAACATGAATGATTTGCTAATATTTGCCATGTACGTGCATTACATTCACCACCGCCATGTGCGTCAATTGTTATCCACGATCTATTGATATATGAATAATAATCTGTGACATTATCAGTTAAAATATGATATCCTTCTTGTTTTAATTCGTTACATGCATGTATAGCTATAGCTCGTTGACCTGTCGATGTTTGTCCAAAAGTACATAATACATCGATATCTTTTTCATGTGTTTTATTTGAAAAATATGAAAGATTTGATGCAAACGGCAACGGTATAATACCCATGTCGACATGTTGTGGTAAACATTCGCGTTTAAAATAAAACTTACATTTATATAACATATCAGGTCGCAATAAATCTGTAGTTTTACCTGGATATGCTGTCCAATTATATTCACTACCGTCGATATAAGCAGTTTTTTCTGGTAAATTAATTCTATCCAGTAAATAAAATTTTGGTTGCGGACGTGTAAGTTTTTCTTTATCAAAGAATACTAAAATATAATTTACTGTTTTTGATAATGCTATAGCTTCATCATCAGACACTAAATTAGTACAAAATCTATCAGGATTCGTAAAATATAACTTCACGTCTAGTTGTAAAAGACCTTCTAATATATCCCTATATAAATAATCTGGGCTATCATAAGGATTAATTAAAAGAATTTCCATGTAACTCCTTATCTTTATTTTTAGCTATCCTATACGAATATCTTGTATCTAATTGATGATCAATCCAACATGTACCTACAATGACACACCGAGCCCCCTGTTCTGCCCAATACATTACATTACCCTCATTACCTCCCCATTTACCATCTCCTCCATTATACGGATTATTAATGATAAACAAATCTCCGTTTTCACTTTTCCATCGATGATAAAATTCTTTAGTAAATGCATACATATGTCCACCTAAATGGTATGGACTACTAATTCCAGGAATTTCTATAATTTTGTTTGTAGGATGTTTTGATGATTGTAATGGCACGGTTACACCGTTAGCTACCGGACCGTATATTGAATTTTCTCGTTTCGGATCGTTTGATATGTACTCGATAAGATTATTGATCGTGGTATCAATAATTACATCATCTGTAGTCAAAATAACTATATCACATCCATCTGCAATTGCTTGTGAAATACCCATACTCCATGCACCTGTTATGCCTTTTTCGTATTGATTTTTTACATATGTATAATTCATATTAGAATATGCCGAAATATCTATAACTTCACTAAATGAACTACTAGGCATTGACTGATTATCTATAATGTAACTATAAAATTCCGATTTAATACTCGAGTATACGCTTTCTATGTTTTGTACTAAAACTTTTTTACCGTTAGGTCGAATATCACTCGAGTGATGGAATGTAACTGTATATCCGATTTTCATTTGTTTAATGTAGTTTTAAATGTATCAATATCAACTATATTTAATAGGATTGTTCTATTAGAATTTAGAAAATTCCATGTATACTCTATCGGAGTATCATACGTTGCTTGATAACCGAATCGTATTACACCGACGCCGACAGGATCTACAGATGTTGGCATTACATACATCTGTAGATCATTACGTGTTGCTCTTAAATCTGCCCATGTTTCCCATGCTGAACTACAAAATCGTTTAACTAGATATTTTTCTTCTGGCGGACTAACATCGTGGCATATAATACAGCCATTAGCGCTTAAATGCTTCAGAGAGTTTTCTATATCACGCTTAACATAGTCTTTGTCATGATTAGCATCGATAAAAATAATATCCCATTTATCTGATTCATTCAATCCTTTAAAAAAATCGTCTGTTGTCATAACGTAATTGTTACCGTTACGATTAACATCGACAGAATCTTTATGTTTACAATTTACACTATCAATTGATAGCTTTTTAAATTCAGTCATACGACATCCTAATTCTAAATATCTTTGATAATTAAGTGTATCAATTAGATATTGAATTAACTCAAATCTAGAAACCATTTACATCTCCTTAATAATATATTTTTTTAGTTCTATTAGTTGACTTTGTATATCTTTAGCATTAATAGATCCAGTCTGACATTTATTTATACCCACACCTGTCATTTTTGAAATTTCTATTTTTTTATTAAAAACTTCTTTTATTATTGACAATAGTTCATATTTAGAAATACAAATACTAGAAATAATAGTTTCTGTATTATAATATTGCCAATTTAACATTAATTGTTCACATTGTTTAGCCCACTCATACGTAGTAACTCCGTTCCATAATGCATCTGTATACCCCGTCACGGGCGAATCAGAATTTAAAAACCATTCCATTAAACTAAATTTAGAATTTAACTCAGGCCCTATAATAGAAGCTTTAAGAATTTTAGTATTTTTACCTGTATGTTTAATATAATCACTAGCATTACGTTTAGAGATTCCGTACGGGTCATTATCTATTTCACAGTCCGTGCCCGGATGTATTATCTTACATGTTAAGTTAGAATCTAACCAAATTGGTAAGTCTGTATTACATTTGAACTGTTTAGTTTTTTGCGGTATAGCGCCTATACAGTTTATAATATAATCTCCTGTATATGAACTAACAAATTGTTTGAATTCTTCATCAGGAAATCTTAAATTTGTAGTACTGATGTTAAAATTTTGTTTGTCAAAATATGACATAACCATATGGCCTAGCATGCCGTTATGACCTAGGATTAAAATATTCATAAGCCTCCAATAATTGAACTAATTCATCTTTTGTTACTGCTACTTTATCACTTGTAAATTCGTTGAAAGGTAAATTTTCATTATACGTATTTTTATAATGCATGATAAAATTATCATTTAATGATTTTATTCTAGCACTCTCTTCTACGGAAAACATCATCTCATGTATTTTTTCCGAAATCCTTGGAGTTCCAATATCGTACATTAAACCAAATTTTTCATGAAAAATTTCAAATATATCTATTACTTTAAATGATTTAATATTAGGTATAACATTATATCCAGATAATAACAATGATTGTTCAATTAAGTCAATAGCTTTATCTATAGTAATCATGAAACGTGTCATACTAGGAGAATATAATGTTAATTTATATTTTTTATGAATAGCGTCCCATATTAACGGAATAATACTACCGGTAGAATTTAATACATTGCCATATATAGCAGTAGATAATTTTACATTAGAATTTTCTGAATTAACAATAAACGATTCTCCAGCTACAAATTTCATTGATCCGTATAGAGTTGTAGCAGCTCTACTTTTATCCGAAGAAATAAAACATGCAGAACTAAAATTATTTTCTTCTGCAATTCTACGAGAATTAATAGCTCCATTGATAATTATATCAACCCCTTCCGTTACGTTTTGATCGACAGCTTCTATTTGTTTTAAACTAGCTGCAAATATTCCTATATCATGGTTGACACTAGATCTTTTTAGTAGTTCATAGTTACGCACGTCGCCGATAATACAATTAATTCTAGGAAATTTTTTCTTTAAATAATAATGTTTAGATTCATCTCTACTATAAATTGTAATATGATTATTATCGTAATAACGTTCAATTAAATTACGTCCTAAATAACCAGCTCCGCCAGTTATAAATATTTTTTTATTAGTTATCATAGCAAATTTAAAGTAGTTAGTGTTTTACTTTTTATAGAATTATACGAGTATATATCATTAAGTTTATCAAATGCCGACTGAATTACTGCTAAGCGTTTGTTATAATCATTTAAATACGTACTAAAACAATATTCTAATCGATCAAAATCATTCGTAGCAGTTTCAGGCCATAACATTTTATGCGAATCATTTTCCCCCCCTATATGTATTACTCCTAGTGCAGCACATTGCATAGCTTGCTGACCTGGAAACATTGGCATAGGATCTAAATTAAAATGAAAAGTACATGGAGTCCATAAATTTAAAAAATCGTGCCATTGATTAGTATTATTATTAGTATGCGTACGTATATATGGGATGTTATATTTATCACTTATATACTTAGTAAATTCTTCAGTACGTCCAATACGCGAAGCGTTCCAAACCGGTAAGTATGAAAAGATTACTTCATCACGTATTTCATTATAAAAATGATCCTGCAAATAATTAATATTAACTGGTTGAGGCATATAAGATACTGGCGTGGTACATTGCGATAACTCAGGTAAATACGTTTGGAAGTGTCGTTCACTTACGCATGAAAACACATGATCACATTGATTATACACTTGTAATCGTTGCATACACTGTTGATTCCAATTCCATGTCTCTTTTATTACTGCTACAATTGTGGCATTTGGATATGTGCGTCTCAACTCCGCAATAGTATATCTTTGAAAATCTGATTCAATGGCTACAAATATTAAATCTAAATTTAAGTCAGGTAACGTATTCCATTCAGACCAATTTATAAAATGTCCGCCGAATACAAATGGATATCCCCAAAATCCAATAAAACATTCATTGCCTACTGAATGATGGAATTGGTATGGTAACTCTGGATTAGATAATTTGTATGCCTTTTTATCTCTTACAATATAAGACTCTACTTTACACTTATCAACAATTAACGCAAAATTCATAAAGTTAAAAAAGTTTTAAGTTTTGAAACATCCATCGACACGTCAGATGGTATTTGTGTATTAGGAATAAATGAATATGACGAATTTACATTTGTACGTTTAGCTAAATCTAACATTGTCTTTAGATCAGTACCGACATTGAATAATCCACATGCATTTCTATTAATCAGTTCTATGTATAATTTTGCAATAATATCAACGTAATCAAAATTACCTATCTGATCTACCCAAGCGCTATCATACGGAAATGGCGTTTGCTTATGAGTACCCCGCAAAACTAAATTATTTGCATTTAATTGAGCATACCCATCACCTAGTAGTTTAGTATAACTATACCAATTATTACCATGTATTGGAATATCGTCTTCGCTGGCATTTGTAACTGAGTTTGTATATACATAGTCGGTTGATATTTGTACTAACTTGATATTCATATTTGTACAAAAGTTGGTTAACTGTACAACACTTTTAAAATTAATATCCCAATGTAATTCTTTATTATTAGAATACGTGTTTGTATTAGCTATACAATTTACAATTGTTTTATATTTTGGCCACCATGCTACAGAATCATAATTTTCTAAAAAGAAATCATAATATGTTTTTTCCTTCCGAATATCAAAATTATCTTTTTTTCTCGATATATAATTCCAACCCGTCTGCTTGACTAATTCGGTTCCTAATAAACCATCGCCCAAAATAACTATATTATCCATATTAAAACTTTTTAATAACTTCTTCTATATAATTAAATATTTCTTCGTTATAATGAGGCGCTGCTCCGATAAAAAATACTTTATCTAATACTTTATTTGCTTCGGGATACTTTGATGCATCATCAAGAAATGAATATCCAGGATGTAATAAAATATTTCCAGCAAAATAGTTTCTAGTTTGAATTTTATTATCTTCGAGATATTGAACTAATCTATGTTTTAATCCCTCTTCCTCACATATAAAAGGCGTTCCAAACCAACATGGGTCTGATTTAGCTAAAGTGTCTGGTACTCTTAAACCTGGTATATTTTCTGTAAATATTTTTTCTAGACGTTCTTTAGAATGTTTTCTGTTCGTTTCTATTTCATCTAATTTACTTAACTGTACTATACCAATAGCTCCTTGTAAATCTAACGGTTTTAAATTATACCCCATATTAGAAAATACATATTTATGGTCAATAATACCATTATACGAATCTAACCACATATCAAATCTTTTACCACATGTACCACATGACATTAAATTAGCAGCTCCCACGCAGTAACAATCTCTTCCCCACCAAGCAATACTCATCATGAGCTTTTTTAATTCTTCATCATTGGTACAGACCATTCCTCCCTCACCCGTTGAAATATGATGTGCTGGATAGAATGAGTTTGAGAATGCTACATAGTACTCGTTAAGGTATTTACCATCCCATTTGCTTCCCAAGCTATCACAATTATCACCAACAAGCTTCAATCCATGCTTTTCACAAATCTCTAACAATCGATCAAAGTTAGGGGGATTACCTAATACCGGTGAAACAAAGATAGCCTTTGTCTTCGGGGTTATTTTAGCTTCCAACTGATCCAAATCAAAATTCAATGTTTCCCATTCAATATCAATAAACACAGGCTTTAATCGATTTTGATGAATAACCGATATTGTCGTAGCAAAGCCAACTGGCGATACAATTATTTCGTCATCGTCCATCCAATTAAATCTTTTCTTTAAAGCTGCTATTAGTACTAAATTAGCCGAAGAGCCAGAATTGACCATAAGATTGTATCTAGAACCGAATCGTTTACCAAACAATCTTTCAAATTTATATACATTTTCCCCAGTTGTAATCCATTTACCATTTAAAAATGCATATATTGCAGCCTCAGCTTCTCGATTGTCCCAGTATGGGCCTGAATAATATATAGGAGTCGTTCCGGCTACAAATGACTTAGCATTGTAAATATACGGGGATACATGGTTACCTATCAGTGCATGAATATCTTGATTTAATATCATATAGAAATTTGTGTTAAGTTTTTAAAAATATTATGTAAGTGTATTGCTAAATAATGCGGATGCATTTTATCTAAAAATGTCTTCCTAGCATTTTCGATAATATATTGATAATCTTTATAATTTCCTAATATTAATTCTATTTTTTCTCGCAGATCACTAAAATCATGCTTACATGTAATATACGTTTCGTCTGGAATGTATATATTAGGTATAGTATCAATATAACTCATATCCGGTTTAATTAATATTGCACCAAACATTGCAGCGTCTAGATCACGTATGGTCATTTCGCCATACCCATATGGAGCTAACATAATACGTGATGCCATTATGCGATTATAATATTCATCAATAGATACACGTTCTCCGTTAGCTAATTTAGCTACATTGAATGGCAACTGATTAATAATATCAATAACATTTTTACGATTACGATCATAATGAATACTTTGTTCATGCCCATGTTCATATACCATTTCTTTAGTAGGATATTGAAACATTGCAGATATATCGTATTGCTTTTCTAACTGATACCACTTCGGCTGTATTCCTGCCCAATGAGTCATTAACCAATTTGTACCAGAAAGTACTATACGATCCGAGTACATATCAAAGTCCTCTAATTTATAATCGCCAGACCCCCAATAATATCTACCTAATTGCCATCCTTGTTTATATAAAGTACGATCTTTAAGAAGACTATTTTTTAGCAATAACAAGGCGTTAGATTCTTTAAATACTTCATAGGCGCCTATTAATGATGTCGAGTCTTGGCCATCAATTAACATATAGTCACCAGAAATTTTCGAAAGAAATTCTAGTCCATCATTAATTGATTGCTCTAATGATACTTTTTTATTAATAAAACTGGCCTGAGCTATCCATGCATAGTCATATGAATCACCAGTTGTAAACTCAATTCCAATTTCGCGTATACTATTATGCGCGTATAAGAATGGACGAAAAGTACATTCATTACGATGTTTTTCTGACTCGTATAATTTTATTTTAATCATATTGTTGTTTAAATTTCATAATGTATTATAATAATTGTTTTGTTTTTCTTGTCTTTCTATTGTTTTAGGATGATATAAAGATAAATCTTCATATGCTGGAAGTTGAGCCATAGTTTTATATCCATCTAATACTTCATGTACTTTATTTTTCCATTTAACATCAGGAGTATTTTTATATATCCTCCATTGATAATCTGGCCAATTTATCCATCCATTTTCATTAACATGCCATCCCCATTTTTGTATATGTTCTTGAGTTAAACCTTCTACTGTATTTACTCTAGGTACAACATATGCTTCTACTTGAGAATTTGTTTCTAATATTTCGGGTAATGATTCAATTAGGTACTCATTGGGTATTTCATCAGCATCAATTTGGAAGATGTAATCACCTTTACAAATTAATGATAATTTGTTTTTCCAGTCTGCAAAATTTTTATTGAAGTAATCTTTAAAATGTCTAGGTTCAGGAATACTAATCACATATTCCCAAACTTTAAGATCACCATTTTCATCCCATAAAACAACAATTTCATCTTCAGTACGTTTATGTTCTAAAAGAAAAGGAATTAGACGTTTAATTTCCTCCAATTCGTTACAAACTGTTATCGCATAACTAATTTTCATATATCTTAATATAATAATAAATTATACATTTTCCAAATTATATCGAAACATTAGCATATAATTTATCCATGGCTTCCGAAAATGTTATAAATCGTTCTGCATTATCAACATCAATACGATACTGAAAATATTCATCTGGCTTACCTGGGACTGGGTATTTTTCTTTCTCTGAAGCTTCGACTGCTACTATAAATGCAACATCCCATTCTAAATCTGCTTTACTAGTACCAGCACAATACAATACCATATTTTCAAATTGCATATATGCCGGATACCATACTAACCCACGAGACTCATCAATATATTTTACATCACGCATTAATTGTGATAAGGTTTGCTCATGTTGTTCGACTATTTCACTGTCTACTTTAAAATATTCGTTACTAACATAACCCGATTCCATACATATGTATGAATTCATGCCGCTATCCATTGCTTCGACTAACACACAAGTATTACCTGTAATTGGTGATACTTCATCATACTCTGCTTTTAATAAACTCATGCTTCAACCTTTTTAAGTTTTGGTAATGTAATCTTTGGAACCTCTGTAGTCTCTCCAACTTTCTTTAATTTAGGTAATTGTAATTGTACTTGCTTAGGAACGCTATTAACGCCTGCATCAACATACTCACAAAACTTTTCTGCCATTTTATCTAGATTAAACTCAGTACGAGATACATATGCTTGACGCTTCGCTGTATTAAGATATGTTTTATAGTTATCAATGACGTCACGTAATATTGATATAGCATATACGTAGTTAACAGTAAACCATTTACTTCCTTTGACAATCCAATTATCTGTCGCGGAATGATGCACTTCTTTAATCTCTCCAGGTAATAAAGTGGCATGCTTTAGGAAATCAATATGACCAGACCAGTTACTTGCAATAACAGGCTTTTCAGATAATGTAAATTCTAATAATGGACGACCATACCCCTCACCATGTGTAAATGATACCATAGCTTTAACCTTTGGATGGTTATATAGACTATTCATCTGATCATCAGTTAAGTCACCATGTAATAAATAAATACTTGGAGCATTGTTGCCATATGGAGCAGTTATTATGTTAATCTTTTTCATAATTTCTTCTCGGTCCATAATACTAAATGTGGCATGACTAGTCTTAATAACCAGGCCTGGTTTGTTTTGCGATGACTTATTTTTAAATGCTTCACAAAACGTTTTAATAAGCATTCCAATATCTTTACGATCGGCTCCAAACTCTCCTTTCAACCAATGTCCTACAAATAAGAAATTGAACCCTTCTTTTATTGAATTGAGTTCATTTAACACTAGTTCATTGACATCATTGGTCTTTGTATATAGATTCAAATCTACGCCTTCAAAAAGAACTTCAATTGGTTTTTCTAAACGAAGTGTACCTAAAGATTGATTGGTATTTTTATCTCGTTTCTCATATGTTGAATTTAAAAAACCTTGCTTAGAATGTTCAGATGTTGTAAGAATTAAATTCATACGATTACAACCTTCGATGAACTCAGCTGATACTTGATCTGTTTCAATACCAGCGGTAACGCCAATATTATACTTACCATGCGGTTGAAACTCATTTGGAATAGATATCTGTATAAATACATCAGGCTGTCGTGTAATGTTTTGTACAGCAACGCGTTTCATTATTTCCTGATGATCAGTGTTATTAGGTTCCAATGCATCCATAGGAGTATTTCCCCATGGTAATGAAACAATCTGAATATCATACTTATCTGATTTAATTAAACTAGTTACTAAATCTCGAGTGTGATTTCCATAACCAGATCTGGTCGCTACTGGACCTTGTACTACTACAAATGGTTTCATATAATTCCTACTTTATCAAATTTTGGTTCTTGTTCTACTTTAAATAATGTAAATCGTTTTCTTGGAGTCCAGTTTGTTAAACATGTATTAATACATTCAATAAAACGCTCACTCATACGACGGGCCGACATCATTGATTCTTTACCATTTACCCACGCATGTCCTTTCAATCCATTTTCTTTTCTTTGGTCTGGCGACATTTCATACCAATATATAATAGCATCTGCTACATCTTCAAATCGAACACGATCATCAAAGATATATGGTGTAGGAATAGAACCCTGAAGCGATCTATTAGTTGGAAATACTGGTTTTGCCCATGGGCCACATTTAGTATACTTACCATTATGGTTACTAGGAAACTCTGTCGTAAATGCAATCCAATTACCTGACTCATCTTCGAACCGACAATGATCTTGCAGACCACCAGTTACATTATTAATGATAGGTGTTCCTGCCATCAATGATTCTGCGCCTGATAAACCAAATCCTTCGTTAGATGCAATATTAACAGTTACATCTGCCATGTTATAATAAAAGTTCATAGTTTTATTATCAACGGCGCGATCACTAAAAATTACTTTATAATTAGGACAAATAGCATTTTTAACAGCAAATAAATCCGTACCATTTTCATCTACGGGCTGAGTATGCATTAGCAAAGCACATTTATTGGCTTTTTCTTTTGGTAATTTATCACAGAATGATTTATATGCTAGAATTAAATCACCTGGTTGTTTTCTTCTGATATTACGATTGTTCCAGAATACTACAAAGTCAATATCATTTTTAGACTTAAAATCAGTACTAAATTTTTCAAACTCAGTATACTGTTCATGTTCTTTGTTAATTGGAAAGTATTTTGTTTCATTGATACCATGTGGTACATACTGTACTGCCCATTCTTCTTTAGGAAATTTGCGCAACACATTCTTAACAATGTTTTGAGTCTGGCGTGATATATTCATAATTAAATCACATGACTCATAAAATGGTTCATTCCAATGAGGATATGGCAAATCATCCCATATGTTATAATACATTATTGGAATATGTTGACGAACACTATGTTCTAATTGATACAACCATCCCCAGAATCTAGGATCTGTAAAATGTAATATAGCATCTGGTTTTTCTGTATTAATCAAATAATTTAATACATTCGCATCACCATATCCATTATATGGCATTAATTTAACCGAGGCATCATCGACGCCAGTTTCTTTAGCAACATCCGCAGATAAGTCTAACATTTTTCCTGCATCTGGATGATTAATCGCTGCTCCTAATTGTACCCAATCAAACTCTTTTACGGTACCTAATACAAACTCTCGAGACATTGTGGCTATACCAGAATGCATTCGAAGGTCGTCGGAAAGTAAAAGAATTTTCTTTTTCTTAGGTCTGTTTGGATCGATTTTACGTAATTTTGGTAACTGTAACTGATTCATTAAACTCCTTATAACCGTTCTTTTTATTTATTATAAATATGGGTTACGATATGATAACCACCTTTTTATTTAGTTTTTCTGCGTATTTGATAGCACTCACTGTCCCAGTTGATTTAATATCTTTTGGAACAAATGCAACCATAATATCACAATCTCTTGCAATCAATTGATTGCGATGATGAAATTGACTTACGTGATATGGTTTGCTATAATATTCGTCTGACATGGCACTATATAAATTCCTAGGAGTATGAGCTGGGTTAAATTCTTTATACTTAATTCCAAACTCCAATGCAAACTTCCTAGCGTATTTATCTGCTCCGTCTTTTGCTCCACCTGATATTATCACTAATTCATTGCCAAACTTTCTACGTAACTCAGATAACATATCTTTAATCTTACGTACGTTTTCATACTCTCGACTTCCGATAATAGCTACCTTCATACCTATTTTAATTTTATTCTGTTTTTCATTGGACATAATTCATCATCTTCTGCAAATTCACAATATTTGCAATGTTTATAATTCTTACCAGCGATAGCAGGATATTCACGTTCTGTATTATAACTGCCATCTTCTTTAAATGACGACTCTACAAATGCATTAATTTCAGTTAACAACTTCTTTCGAGTAGGCTTACCACTAGCAGGAATAAACTCTTGTACACGCTTTTGTGGAAACATGGCACCTTCGATTAACTTGCGCTTAACAATAAAGTATTTAATATCAATACTCTCTTTGTCAATGCCAAACTGTTCACCAAAGTACTCTTTATATAAAACTAATTGAGATGCTTTAAGTTTATCTGCTTTTTGATATTTGTTCCAGCCATTACCGCTAGTCTTGATATCTAATATAGTTATTCTATTTGTCTTGGTATTGCGAATAACAACGTCTAAGAATCCCATCATAAATACTGGACGACCTTCATGACCTACTGGGTGATAGATAGGAACTTCGATACCTACAAGCTCTTCATGTTTAGATGAAAAATACTCAGCTCTACGTTTACGTATCCATTCTAATATTGCTACGCCGTCATCATAAAACTCATTGAGTTCAAACTTGTTAGAAAAATGTTTACCCATTTGCTCCATGGCTTTTTTATACTGAGTAAACATTTTATCTTTTAATACAGCTTTGAAATCAATACTATCTGCTTTCTTAATAGACTCTGTATACATTACCGTTAAATACTCTTGCAGTGTTTCGTGTAAACATGTACCGAACAATGTATGTATACTTTGATTAAATGTTCTTAAACCCTTTACATATGCCAATTCCCAATGTTTTGGACATGTTGAATACATGGAGAATTGAGAATATGATATCTTACATTCGCCTTCTTTAGGCTCACGCATATTGAATTGTAGGAAATTTTTCATACCTTAAATATAAGGACATGATTTCAATTTAACAAATGTTTTATTGAATTTGTTGGATACGTCTATTAAGATACCAAACTGCTTTATTAAGATCTTCTAACTCTTTAGCCGGATCTTTTTTACCAGCTCTAGAAATATACTTAACAGCGTTGCCTAAACAAAAGTCTAAGTCCCACGCTTCAATTACTTTAATAGCTTCATATACACTATTCTCGCCGCCGTAATGAGTAGGATGATTTACCATTTCTTTATGAGGCTGGGTTTTTGATAAATGACGTAATAATTCTTGTTCCATGCTATGCTGGTTTTAATAATTTTTTAATTTCTTTTTCATCCTTACCATACTTACGTAATAATTCAGTAATGGCTTTTGGATTTGAATCTTGCAGCATCGCAATATATTCAAATGCCTCACGACGAGATACCTGGTAATGCGATGCTACAATTTCAATTAATTCTTTATTAAACTTATCTTCAGACTTGCCTTTGATATACTTACTAAAGAATCTTTGCTTGGGAAGAATATCATGATATAATTGATATACATGCTTTGTATCCAGCTCACCAATAGTATACTGTTGAAACATATCAACGATTTCAATTAACTCTATATTCATAGATAACCAACGATTAACTATGTATGGAGAAAATGATTTGCGATCTGCTTCTGACAGTTTACTCCAATCACGCTTTTTATCAGTAATACCGGCAAGGTGATCAAAAATAGTAGCTGGTTTAGTACTCATATAGGCATAAATTCTTCGTTAATATGTCCACAGTCATCACAACGGAAAGTTGGTATTGGAATAATTTCTTCCTTTCCTTGTTGAGATAAAATAGCAGGCACTTGCTTAAATGCATGTACCTGTCTAAAAAATCTGCCGCCACAATTTTCACATGTGATATTTTTAAGGTCTTCTGCGCTTATACGCTTACCTTCCATTGGACCAGTTCCTGATATATCTTTCTTTGCCATAATATTCTTTTGTTTTAATATATAAACTATTTATCAAATTACATACCATAATCTGGCATTTGTTGTTCTTTCTTTTCCTCTGGCATATTAACTAATGCACATTCAGTCATTAAGATCATCGATGCAACAGATACGGCATTTTGTAATGCAACTCTTGTAACTTTCTTAGGATCGATAATACCTGCCTCAATCATATCAACTACTTTACCAGTACGAGCATCATAACCAGATGTTTTACTATTGCCTTCTGCTTTTACTT